ATTGATCCTGTACCTTGTGGCACAAATAGTTCTGGGCCACTTTCACCTACTACGTATGGATTACCACCCATAACAGGTCCACCCAATGCTCTACCACTATATGTCTGCCCACGGATTGCGGCCACTTGAGCCATACCCATTGCCAATGCGGCTCCAGCGAAACCTAGGCTGAATGGGAATGGGTAAGCGGCTAATGCTTTGGTAACAGCCGCATAAGTACTCATCAATGCGTTAGCAATGTTTAATGCTTTAGCCGCTTCAAATGCTTTCTTATTTTGTGTGCCTAACGCTGAAAACATTTGTGCGCTGGCTTCAACCAATAATTGATTCTTTTCATACGAGGACTTCATTTCAAAGTCAGCGTATGTTTTTGCGGCTGCTTTCTTAGCATCGTAACCCATGATGCTAGCACCTTGGCCTTGTAATTCCATAAACCGTGCGTCTTCAATACGCTTGCGGTCCATTTCTACTAACTTAGTAACGTGTTCAGCAAAAGCAGTTTCTTTAGCAAACAAATATGCTTTGTATTCTTCACTGTCTCGGCTATAACCATTTCTGGTTAGCATTGCTTGGTAATCATTTAAGACTGAAATCTTTTTATCGTATTCCGAACGGAGGCCATATTCTTCATTAACCTTGGCAGCATAAGCGGCAATTTCTTTATTCAAGCGCACTTGGTTACCTAAGATGGCCATTTGATTGCCGGACTGTCTAGTAAGTGCTAGGTCTTTTTCAGCCTTCATTGCTCCACCAAGGTCATAACCGCTTGGGGCATCTATTTCAGATAAGCCAGCGTTAACTGCCGCATTGATTTTATTTTGTAAAACTAATTGTTGATTAAGTCCAGCAATTTTGGATTGTACTAAATTACGTGCTTGCTCTAATGAAATATTATATTTCTTAGCGGCTTCGCCTATTGCCTTTTCTGTTTCGTATGACGCTTCACCGTATTGATTCTTGATAGCCATCAAACGGACTTGTTCTTCTAATGCTGGAACAATGTTTTCTTCTAAGTCTAATTGTAACTGCTTGATTGCCATAGCAACACGAGCGGCTTCAGCATCTTGTTTACTTAGGTTTACACGAGCCTCAACTTGTTTTTTGGTTTCGGCTTCGGTTTTGGCCACAGCATCTGTAATACCCAAAAAGTCCATAGCGGCTGTTAACAATGGCCCACCAAATAAGCCTACAATAGTTGCCAAAATAGTAGCAACACGCACGATTGGGTTGGCACCAACAATCAAGTTAAAGGCAGCGGCTGCTCCGCCAGCGGCACGCAAACTGGCAACTACAGCAACAAAGCCTGTAACAATAGCCTGTATGGCTGTAGCAACCTTAGCCGCCATGATGACAGCAAAGAATGTAATAGCCGCACGGGTTGCCGCACCTAGTGCTGTGACTAATGGGCCACCCCATAGTTCTATAAACTTGATTATGGCATTAGCGGCAGTTTCAATGTAAGGTGCTAGGTTAGCAACGGCTTTGGCAATTCCGCCTTCTATGATTTGTTTAATCTCAGTTAGTTTATCCAAGGCATTTTCTACACCTTGAGTATCAACATCGCTTAGGGCAATGCCTAACTTTTTAAATCTTTCTTCAAGGCGTTGTGCTTCGTCAGCGGCCTTGAGTAATTTAGCGCCTTGCTTGCCTAGAATATCTACAGCAATGGCCGCACGTAAGGCTGGATTCTCAATACCTTTAAGTGCTTCACTGATCTTCTTTAACTGTTGGTCCGCAGGTAAGTTAGCAATCTCAGCGGCCTTAAGACCCAACATGCCAAGCGCGGCAGCGGCTGGGCCTGTGTTTTTAAGTAATGCGTCACCAATGTTTTGCTGTAACTTTTGTAAGCCTGCTGTTAACTCATCAAAACTTATACCAGCAAGGTCAGCACTCTTGGCTAGCGCATCAAAGCCTGCGGCACTAACGCCAAACTTTTGACTTGCTTTGTTAAGAGCATCAATTTGGTTAGCAATTTTTGTGAACTCAGCGGCAAGGGCACCAGCAACAACAACTTTGCCAAGGTTTAATAATTGGTCATGTAATCCACCAAGAGCACGTTCGGCTTGCCTTGTATCCGCCGTGACCTTAATTGTAGTTTCTTGTGTTGCCACTATCTGCTCCTTGCTTTGCTCATCGCTTTTTTATGTTCTTCTGCTTCAAACTTATAAAATGCCGCCCAGCCTGCGAACTCTGCTTGCGACATTTCCAGTACTTGTTCTACTAGCAGACCCAAATCCTTTGCCAGTCTATAGGCAAACATCAGATCAGAGTCTGCTTTTAGTTTTTTTCTACTGCTTCCTGATCGTAGTCTTCAGCACTTACATCATTCATTTCAGCAACAACGCGGATTATGATACTTGGATCAACTTCATTCATAAGGATCATCTTATCTGGCATGTTGAACATCTTTGTACCATCTTCATTACGTGCTTTGATGATTAAGTTTTCTACCAATGCTTCAACAGTCTTGCCTTGTTGGCTTAATTCAATAAGTTTAGCCTGTTCTCTTAGGTTAGTACTGGCTTTGAAATACACATCGCATTCCCACTCAGGTACTGAAATCTTTTTCATCTCGCCACCAATGCGTGTACGAAAATGTGCTGTTGCTTTATCTAATACTTTACTCATTTAATTCTTCCTTTTAATTGATTCTAAACTAGGTCCAACGATACCTTTAGGTGCTTGTTTACTACCACGCATACCTTGGGGTGTCATATGGCGCCCTTTATCTAAGACTCCGATATACGGAACTTTATTCTCAATGTTAAAATTAACATCTTGAACTTGTTTTGTCCACCCTGCTTTCGCCCGCCCTGTTTTAATTGGAGTACGCTGTTTTACCTCCGCAAACACAGTATCGGCTAATCGCTTGACTTCGCTCCTTAGTTGGTTTCGCAAGGCCCCTTTAAGACCTTGCTGACCAATAAAATCAACTTTTAGCATGAACTATTAAACTGCTGTTGTGCTATAAGCCGCTGAACCAGTTCCTTGGAAACTGATCGACGCTTCTACCAAACCATCTAATGAACTATTAACTGTATAACCAGTAACGATGACATTGCCAGTAAAGGCATAGTCACTAGTACTAGCATAGTTTTGCTCAATGTAGAACTTGACAGCAACACCTGCGGCTCCAACTAATCCAGTTGTTGGATTAAAAGTAGTTTCATAAGTGTCAAAGTCAGCGGCATCAAAGTACACATCAGCACTACCGCTGAATGAACTCATGCCTGATACGTAAGTGCGTACATCAGTACCCATTACGCTTGTTTCAATTGTGTCAGCAGTCATTTCGATTGAGAAATTTCTAACTGCGGCTACGTTATTACCGTTTAAAGTAATCGCGCCGTTATTTCCTGTTAAGGTTGCCATCATCGTCTCCTAAGTTAGGCTGTGTAAGCACAAGCGCCTGAACCTTGGAAACTGATAGATGCTTCTACCATTCCGTCCATTGCGCTGTTTACTGTGAATCCAGTTACAATAACTTCACCTGAGAACTTACCTGCTGTGTCAGCAAGGTAGCCTTCAAATGTTAATGTACCTGATCCCACGGTACCGCTTGTTGGGTTCAATACTGTGTGTACTGCCAAGTGGCCTGTTGAACTTGCTGGATCATAATAAATGTCCGCAGAACCTGACCATGAACTCATACCTTTTACGTATGTGCGTACATCAACACCCATTGTACTAGTTTCGATTGTATCGCTTGTTAATTCGATTGAAAAGTTACGTACGGCTGCGATTGTAGCAACTGCTCCACCTACTGATGCGTCTAATTTCAAGACACCATTGTTACCTGTTAAAATGGCCATTATTCGTCTCCTTGTATATTAATATTGGCTTCTTCTACGGCTGTTACGGTCGCCTTAGACTTCACCGGTGCCTTGGGACGAATAACGTCTTGCTTAGGCTGTTCTTTTTGGACCCATCCGGCGCTGGTCAGCAGATCTAATTCTGCTTCCTGGCACCAACGTGTCATGTTATGTTTGGTTACTTCAATCTTCATGGTGTACCTCTTAGGTAATTGTAAGTCACTTCAATGGTCATGACAAACTCAGCAAGTGGTTGTAAGCGTGGTACAATTTCAATGGTACGTAGTTGACTGTCAGTAACTCCTGATGCCAATAGTCCACGGTAGCGGTCGCTGTCTAATTGTTTTTCTACGGCCTCTATAAGTTCGTTGCGACGGCTATCCAATTCTGTTCCACGTACAAATCCACGGATCTCAAAAGTCATAACACCTCTGCGGCGTCCTTGACCGGGGGTACCCATTGTGATTGTTTCACGTTCTTCTGTAGTTTGTTGTACTAGCAATGCTGGAAATTGTGTAATGGCCAACTTCTCAACATCGAATGGCTCACGTGTGACTAATACCACATGTGGATCATCTATTTCCTTCAGCACATCAACTGTGTTAATGGCTACTTGTTCGCGTAGGCTAGGCATTTAGCGTACCAACTTTAGGCTTTGTAATGATTGCTTTTCGGCAGTTGTTACTGTGTTGTTATCATTAACATCGTATTCAACACCCAAGCGTAAGCAAAGGTCCATTTCATGTTCGAAACGGCCTTGATAATAGTTCATCATTACTTGGAATTTGTCTTCGTTGCCCTGTGTTTCAAACTTGGATAGTTTAGGGCAAATATGAAAAGCCAATGCGTGGTATACGGTGGCTTGCGTCCACTGGGTTTCAGTAAGTAACGCGGCGTTAAAAGTTACGCTAGAGGCTTGTGTCTTTTGGTACGCTAGGAACCAACGGACTTGTAATATGCGGTTTACTTCTATTTCACTACGGGCTAGTTCAGCATCCCAATCAAGTACACCATAATCTGTAATAGTAGGTTCGACCTGTAGCAAGTCGTCAAGGGTTGCGTATGACATAGAGTCCTTCTCCGTAGTATGAAATATACCAAGTCCTTCTTGGTATGATAGTATTTAGTCCACCCGGTGAAAATACCACTGATAATAGTCAAAAAGAAAGGACTGTCTTTTGAACAGTCCTTTGTCAGAGTAGTTAAATGTCAGTAAAACTATTCTTTGTTGTCTAACCTGTTATAGCAGATTAAGAAACAATGCTAGAGTCGAAACTCAATGCTACACCAGCAAGGTCTTGTAGTTCGCCGTGTCCGTAGATTGCTGAACCAACGATATCCCAACCACGTAATGCGGCTTGACGTTGTGTTTCAATCTTGATGTCCTGCATGAGTGCTAGACCCAATGCGTCACGATGGAACAAACCACCAATGCTGTCGCCAGTAGTTGAAGTAATGTTACTTGTTTCATAAACTGGAACACCACCTAACAAGCCAACGTATCCGCTTTCTAATGCTGAGTTACCAACCATAGAAGCAGGAGCGGCAAATGTTGAAGTAATGCTTGACTTCAAGTCATACGCAACTTCTGGGTGTAACACAATAGCGCAATCACCAGTTGTGTCGTAACCTTGAGCACGTAGTTTAGCAATGGCTTCAAACAATTTAGCGGCAGTTGCGGCTGTTGTGTTAGAACCAACTACAGTTGAGAAGTTAGCAAAGTTACCTGCTAAGTCTTGGTCAATCTTACGAGCAATTGCTTCACCGAACAAACGTCCGATATCGCTTACTACATTGCTAGCACTGGCAATCATAGCCATGTCGCTGATAGAAGTCATAAGACCTACTTCAGAAACAGTCAATACTGCTGAGCCAGTTGAAACTGCTGTTGCTGTTAGTGCGTCGCCTTCTGTTAAAGCAGCCGCTGTCAACTTTGGATAAGTTGGAACAGTAACAGTTTTACCTTGGCCTTGTGCCAAAGTATAGTTGCGTACCAAACCGCGCATGATTGAACGCTCGTTTGCTACAAATAACGCTTCTGCTACGATTGATGGTAACAGGTCGTTTAGGGTTGTGGTTGTTGAAGTTGACATAATAATTCCTTAGTTAAGTTAATTTAATCCGTTAGCCTTCTTGTACTCCTTGTACAAGGCTCGGTGTTCTGGCTTAGTCATATCCAGAGTAGTTACATCGAGTTTGCCTGGCACGGCTCCGGGATTAACTGAATTCTTTCCGTTGCTTGTAGATGGCGTTGCTTGAACAAAATGCGGATTCTTGTCTAAGAATTCTTTAACTAGTTCTTGTGGCGTAAAGGGTTTACCTGCGTCACTATAACGAACCTGGCCGGTTTCATCTACTACTTCAACTTCACCATTGACTAACTTTACATTGTTACGCAACAGTGATTTGACCTGCTCTGGATTCACGCTTTTGAATTGACTCGCGGCTTGAATTAAGGGCATTTCAATCTTAAATTCACTAATCATAGAGTCACGTCTCGCAATCTCTTGATCTTTTATGGACAACTTTTCTTGAAGAATCTTTTCAAATTCCCCACGCTTTAAACTTTCTTCTTGCTTGATCTTTTCGGATTGAGCCTTAAGTTGTTTAAGTTCTTCTAAATCACCTAGTTCCGCGAATTGCTTCTCGTATCTTTTGGCTATGGAGTTTTTAAGTCCTGCCATGTGATTATCAAACTCTGCTTGCGTATAAGTTTTAGTTGCCTGTTCCTGACTTGTTTCTTGAGCGTCAGTTGCTTGTTCTGTTGCCAATGTATTTTCGGACATCGTAGCCATCCCTCCTTAGGAGTATTTGTGTAATATATTTAGTCACCCGACTAAATTATCATGTACTTAGCGTACTTTTCAGTGGGTGATTATTTTTTCTTCTGTTTAGTACTTGCTTGGCTGGCTTTGATAGCCTGTGCTTGGCGAACAGCACCAGCACGGGTAGGATATACTTTACCTGTAGTGCCGTACTGCCAACCTTTGCCGCCACGCGGGCCTGTTGCTTTGTGAACTGGCATGATTAATCCTTAGTACTTCTTAGGTGGTTTCTTACCGCCACCTTTCTTTTTTCCATAAGCCATATTAATATTCCTCCGGTTTGTGTACATAGCCTAGTGCCATGTAGTCAAGGTGCTCTTGCTCTGTGCGGGCAATGTACTCTTTTTCAGTCTCTGGATCAACCATGATGTGTGGTTCAAAGTAAACTTCTGCTGGCAATTGTTCAGCAGGCAAATACTCTGGCCCAGGCAACAATAAGTCTGGATCTTCACCTAGTAATTCAAGAATTTCGCGATCAACTACTGCTAGTACACGCGGGTCAGTGGCAGTTTCTTTGGCCATCTTAAGGTTAACAAAGTCTTGTTGCTCATCACGTACATCGAATGAGTCTGGATATTTGANCTCNCCNTCAAAGGTTGTGCCCATGTAAGCGGCAAACAAGTCCCATATTTGTTCTTCAGCAAGTTCTAATTGNTCAGCCTTTTCACTTAGTTTACTGTTTAACAAAGCAAATTCGGTTTGTAGTGCTACACCGCTGGCACTTTGTGTTTTAGTAGTNCGGACACCTGAGGTATGTGCCATTTTATCAATAGCCGCAACACGAGCCGCAATGCTATCATAGATATGGCCAAGCCCATTGCCCGCAGGCTCTAACAAGAATGGCTTTAATCCTGGATCAATGTTGTCTGGCATCATGATGATTGCGCCAGCGCCAGCACCTGCTTCAGTGTCTGCTGTTTTAACCAATGCTGGATGGTTTTGTAAACGGATCAACTGTTCAATTTCACTGTACTCATTGTAGATAGCACGTTGTTGGTCAGCAATGTCACTTAAGTCGCTTGAGCCAATGCCACGTACAGGACTGCGTGTGCTATAGATCTGTACTGCTGGCACCATACCCAAGCCGTTAACTTCTACGTATTCTTCTACAGGCCTACGTTGCTTGTGGTCTACTACGGTAGTTGTAATGGTATCTGCTGTCCATTCTTTAATAGTACTGAGTGTGTCGTTGACTTCTTCAATGTACTTCATGTAGGTTAATTCATAACGGCCAGTTGGGCTACGTGTCCACTTCCAATCCAGCACAGTCAGTGGAGTCAACAAGTTTACATAAGGTCTGCTACCCATTTGGATTTGGTCAGCCAATGTAGCGGCACCCACAGCAGGGCGTGTGACCAATACCCAGCAATGTCCAAACACACCTGCCCATATGGCCGCATCTTTCATAAATGCGTCTAGGCTACGGCCTTCTAAGTCAGCATCATAACAAAAGTCTTCAGTCATGGGGTTATATTCAAGCGAACCAAACTCACGCTCAGGGCATTGACGGAATAAGAAACTAACATAAGTCGAAATGATTGATTTACAATGGTTATCCAGCGGGGTGCTGTCTAATCGTGCTTTGTACTCTCTTGTAGTTTCTAATTGGTATTGTACTAAATGGCCTGCTTGTCTGTACTCTTCACCGCCCAAGTATGACTCAAGGTAAAACTGCCAACGCTTTTGATAGTCGTTGAACATTTGATTAGTACTAACGATACTTAAGTATCGTTCCAGGCTTGTTTGCGTTGTTTCCATTGTGCTTTATGCTCCGATATTATGTGTCCAGCGTCTTGGCTGTACAATGTCGCTTGTATCTTTACGCACTGGGAACAAGTAATCAACCATGTAACCAAGTGCGTCCATCATGTGGTCGTAACCACTGTCTTTATCAGGTTGGCTTGAGCCTTCCTTGTACGTATGTCGTTCTAAACCTTCTATCGTATATTTACACTTAGGATGGATAAACAGGTGTCGAATGCCTGTGCTGTCTTTCAAACGGCTGTTAACAGCATTTATTCTATCACGGACTGGGGTGTGGCTTCTGGGTGCTTTAACGATAAAGCCACCGTTGGCGAGTATTGTGTGGTCAGTAGTGCCGCCAGCCGAACTTTTTCGTGCGGCTCCGGCTGGATCTGGATAGACGAAGACTTTACTACGGCCATATCTGCTTTTAATTTCATCCACAATTTCGGCGGTGTTAGAAGAAAACATACGGATTTCATCGATGACATACAAATTATCTCCCTGACGTACTGCTATTACTGCTGACATGGGATCTATGTTAAAGTCCATGCCTATGTAAATTATTGATAAGTCTATTGTCTTGGGAGGTAAGCAATTGTCTTTGCGATCAAATGCGTAATAAATCCTGCCTGCGTATGTTTCAAATGTAGCCAAAAACTCTTGGCGAAATGTGCGTTCATCTAAGTCTTGGCGTGCGGCTTCTATTTCTTCTGGCTTAACATTGCCGCCTTCTATAGTGGTATATTGGAAACTGGCCCACTGCCCGGGCTGTTCTAATGGCATGGTGTACAAATCATGCGCCCAGTTGCCCATACCTTTTGGAGTACCAATGAACAAAGCCTTGCCCTGTTTGTCTGCTAGTGTTGGACGCAGTACTTCATACCATGCTTCTGGATCTATGTCAGCAAACTCATCTAGGACCAACATGTCAAGTCCAATACCACGTAGGCTGTCAGCATTGTCCGCGCCCTTAAGGCTAATGTTAGATCCATTCTTAAGTGTGATAGTAAGTTCACTTTCGTTAACCTTCTGTGTCCACTTTAAGTCTTGTAGTTTGTGCTTGAGTTTGCGCCAAACAATCTGCTTGGCTTGTCTATATGTAGGTGCTACGTACCATACTTCACTCATGGGCTTACGGGCGTGGTAACATAGTTCACGGATGCTAAGGTGTGTCTTACCAAAGCGCCGTCCTGCTACTACTACACGAAAACGGTGCGTATCATTAGCAATGGTATCTTGTGCTAGGCTTAAGGGCATTATTTTAAAATGGTTGCCCAGTCAATGTGATTAGCCAAATAGCCTATAATTGGACCTAGTATCACAGCCGCTGTGGCAATCTTGGCCATAGTGCTGTTACGGAATGTTTTTAAGTCATCAATATCATCACTGAGTTTGGCATGCTGTGAGCATGAAGCATCGTACATTTTCTTTAGTTCTTGTTTAAGTTCTGCGTCATTAGCACGAACTGTTTCTTTCAGTTCATCTACCTTGGTTTCCAGCACTGCTACACGCTCATTAGTTGTGGCCATTATTCATCGCTCCAAGGTAGTGGTTGGTTAGTGTCGCTGTTAACACCTGTATCACTTTGCCCAAGTATGTTCTTGCCTAGCCATATGAGCATGACAGCATTGCCACTTAGTGCTAGGCTTAACTGTGCCCTGCGTAATGACTGCTTCAAGTGCTCGCGGCCTTTTGTAAGTTGATCCGCAAAATTGTATCGCAAGGTGTCTTGCTTGATGCCAAACCAGTCAGCAATCTCACTATCTTTACAGCCAATGCCCGCTAGTTTTTCTACTTCTTCTGGGTCTATGACCTTCTTATCGCGGCCAACAGGGATTCCTTGATACTCAGCAGTAACAAGTTCTTTGGGCTTGGGTCCTGTTTTACTTGGATTAGGCGGCTGTAGTGTGCCTTCTGCTTCAACTATCATGCTGAACGGTTCTCTACTTTAATTCTAAAATTACGGCGATCAGTAGCACCTGTATCTGTAGTTACACTGGCAGTAACAGTATATACTTTGCCTACTTGTCCGCCCGATAAGTCCACATAAGTCCAAGTGTTGCTTTCTGCTAGGCCCTGTGCTTGTTTAACCAATGGTGCTGGGTCATTGGCACGTACTTGTAATGAATACGTGACTGTGCTGAGCACGGCGCCAGTAGGCAACCAATCACTCCAGTCCATGCTGTATATTAATCTGGCTGAAGGATCTTTGCTGATCCAACTGCCTTGTGTGTCGCGTTCATAACCTGTTCTAACTATAGTCATGGTGTAGGGTATCCTTTAATCTTATTTACACGAGTTTCAGAATCTATGCTTAAAATGCGGGATTCTGGTTCGATCCAAAGTGTTCGTGTTTCACTTGGAATCTTCAGTTGATAGTATTCATCAATGTTTAGTATTTCACCTGCGGACAATACAAAGCCGTTAACTTGTAAGTTGGCTTCAAAGCGTACTAATATACCAACAAATACCAGTGGCATTGCTGTTGTACTCAACAAGTTAGCCTGTGCTAGTCTTAAGATTTGGTTATTGGTCACCATTTGACTTGTACTAGTCCATGCGGCACTATAACCAGTAATCTTACTGTTGTCTGTTGCTGGGAAAGCAAACGCTTGGGCAAGCAAGGTACTTGATGTGTTTCTAGTACGGCTGTTGTTGACTGTTAAGTTCGCACTTACAGTCATTACGCTTTCGTTGCGGCGCAAGTACGTTGGTACTAAGTTAAAAGTACTTGCTGAACTAATGCTTGCGGCACCAAATTGTGTATTAACACCTGTAGCAGTCATTTGTACTTGACTAAACATGTACTGCGGTTGGTCAGCAGTTATTACACCTGTACAAGTTAATGCGCTGGTACTTTCTAATAGTATAGTGCCAGTTGCGTTTTTATAAGCCGCAGTTAATTCTGTATAGAATGCTGTAAATTCAGCAGATATCTGTTTGATACGTAATACTGTTGGTGTTACACTAACTGACGATGTTAAGTTTGCTTGTGCTTTGGTAAAGTCATATGGCTGTGCGTTTACTGTGGCAGTAGATGTTTGAGTTACTACAAAACCATTGTACTTCTTAGCAGTAACTGATAATGTTGCTGTTGCTGTTAATGCTGTTTGTCCAAATCTAATTCTATTACCAGTTGAAGTTGCTGTAGCAGTTACTTGTAATGCTGTAGGTGTTCTAGCAATCTTTCTTACTGTACTTGATTGTGTAAAGTTTGATGTCAAGGATGCTGCCATTGAAATCAACTTGTTAGCATTAACTGTTTGAGTCGCAGTGCTAGTTAATGCCACTTGTGCTTGGTTAACTAATCCTGTTCTATCTAAACTGCCATAAGCATCATACAATCCCAATACGCCAGTTTGGTCATTTAATACGTAAGGGTATTGAGATACAATTGAAGATTCATTAAAATCGTTGTCTGTGAATAATATATCCGATGCGGCGGATTTTACTATCAAATAACCACTGTTGGGATTATCATAACTGTAATAAGTTCCAGCACTGATACTGCTAAATGCTAAGTTCATAAAACTTGGAATTGATTCTGAAGAATTTTCGCCAAGATAATTAGATTGTATTGTAAATGTTACGCTTGAAGCGCCACGGCTCATAGCAAAAGTAAATGTTGGACCAAATCCAACATCGCCGTCAATTACAGCAAGGCTAAATGAATTACTTGTAATAACACCGCTATAAGTTCCTAAGGATGTGTTAAAAGTTGTTACCAACATGATAGTTACATCATCAGTAACTCCAAAATTAGTTCCTGCCACTGATCTGTAGATTAAACTATAAGTTCCAATAGTACAGATTCTTTTCCAAACTGGATTACTAGTTGAATACAATACTTTAAAACTATGATCCCACTCAAACTTAGCATTGGCAGGAATAGATCCGCCTATGCTCTTACTGGTAGTAGCATCAAAACTATCTAGGCTAAATGATCGAGAACCAAAAGTACCTGTACCACCATTAATTGCTTGTAAATCATACAATGTTGGACTGCCACCAATAATTTCACCTGAGATGTCGTATTCAACGCCATTAATATACAAATAGTTACGTGTTGGGCCAACAGCATAAGTTCTTGTAATGGTCAAATAGCCGCCAAGGTTAACTAGTGTTTCACTAAAGCCAGTTGTTAAACTACTAGGAGCAATAGCAATATCTTGGACTCGTAGTTTACTCCAATTATTCCATTGAGGTTGATAACCAATTGAGGCATCCCAATATCCATTTGGTCTTGGATACCATCTGTTGGCTGTAGCACGTAAGGCAAATGAACTTGTTAAGTTTGCTGTGGCAAAGTCTAAATCTAGTGCGCTGGCTGTTAAACTAGAAGTAGCAGTTAAGGTTTTGGTAATTCTAGCAGTCTTAACAGGTACTAAAGTTTGTACAGCATTGGCACTTATATTTGCTTGTGCGGACTTAACAACATTGATTTCAAATGTCAATGCTGTTGTGGCTGTTAAGGTTATCTCGGCTAGATCTAAATCTTGGCCTTGTGCTGTTAGACTTGTGCTGGCTATTAGGCCAGCGGAGCCAACAACTAAATTACCAGCATTGATATTGAGGCTAAACGAACTTGTAAGATCAGCAACTTGAGGCATAATCTTGCCCACAATAGTAGCAACAAATCCGTTAGCACTTAGGCTAGCACTAGCAGTTCTGATAAAGTTATCTGGTTGTGCTGACAATGAATTAGTTACTGTGAGGCCAGCAACTAACTCAGCAGTACGTTTTGCTTGTACAGTCTGTGCGGTTGATGATGTTAATGCGGCTTGTGCTTCAATTGGGCCTGATAAATCATCATAAAAGTTTTCATTAAAATGTAGTAAAAATTCTGTAGTACTTAAAGCACCATCAAAGATTTCTCCAGTAGGCTTATAATTGGCTGGAGCACTGATGCCTTTGGCCATATAGAATTCATCAAAGTATGTGCCAGTTGTACCAATTTCGCCGGGACCAGTAAACCAAACATAATCAAGTGTACCTGTGGCGATTGCCCCAGCGTAAGTGACTGTGTTGCTTGTAACAGTTCCAGCGCCATTGGTAAATTGTAATGTTAAATTAGAGCCACTTCTAAAAAATTCCCAACGACTCCATCCGCCAGTTATAAAAGCATTAGCAACAATGTGACTTGTGCCATTATAAGTTACGCTAGGATAATTTTGATTGACTGTTGTTTTATAACCTAGGCTCCAGTTACCTGCGTTAACATATTCTTTGTAAGTGTTAGCAGCCGCACTAGTACTGCCCATGTCCATCCAAATGCTGATATAAAAATCTTCATTGGCGTCAATTGCTTGACTTTGTAGTGTTTGAATTTGTAAGGTAGTAAGTTGGCTAACTTCTGCTCCTCGTAACCAAAAACTACCTGAACCATATTTGTAACTGTCTGTGCGTAATCTAGCAGAACTACTAGGTTCATTGACAATATAAGCACTGTGGTTATGGCGATTTTTATAACTTAAGTATAAAGGTTGTAAACTAGTTGTTGATACTAAATTAGCATTAATATTTTTAATTCTATTCGCAATTATTGATTGAGAGAAAGAAACAGTTAATGCGCTAGATACATCAGTAATAGAACTTAGGTTAGCACTTATAGATGAATTGCTAGTTAGTAAGCCTGCTAACTGACGTATAACATTAACATTTGCGGAGATTGAGCAATTGCTAAAGGCATTTAAATCAGCGCCTTCTATGTGACTAATAATTGCTGTAACTTCTGCTGTAACTGTTAAAGCCGCGGATAGAATAACAATTTCATTTACATCAGCAGAGACTGAGGCTGAAACCAATATAGAACTATCAACATCACGTGAACGGTTAGCATCAGTTTGTTGTGTTACGGCTGTTGATAAATCAGCAACAATATCTCTTAATCTATTTGCTTGTGTAGTTGTAGATGCGTCGCTTGATACATTAACAATAGTATCAACAATTACATTTGCCTGTGTAGTTAAACTAGCATCAGTAAACGCACTTAGATCAGCACCTTCTATGTGACTAATGGTCGCAGATAGATTAAATGTTGATGTTAAGTTGGATTGCGCCTCTAAAATTCCATCAAGTTGAGATGTTTGTGTTACTGCTGTTGATAACGTAATATCAAACAAACGTAATCTAATATTATCAATAGTAATAGAACTAGCACTAGATAAATCTCCAGTGGCTTCTACTACAACTCCACCAGGTATTCTTTCAGCGTCACAACTAACTAAACTTGTTGAAGATAAATCAGCATTGACAAATCTTACTCTAACATTGTCCGCAACCAATGAAAAAGCCGCATCTAAAGCGGCTTCATTAAATCTAACTCGTTGGTTAGCAATTGCGATTGTAAAATCTGCGGCATCTTCGCTTGAATAGTTTCTAGTGCGGCTTGCGTCAGTACTAATACTGAATACACTTGAAACAGCAATATTATTATCACGAATGCGACTTACTTCTGCGGCCAATGCGGCACTACTCATAGCAAACAGATCAGCGCCTTCAATATGGCTAATCATTGCTGTCTGAGTAAACTGACTAGACATTGCGGACTCGCCACTAGCAGTAACATTACCTGCGGCAGTAATTGAACTATCGCTCATCCAACTGCTAGAACCTTCAACTATTGCGCCGCCGGCAATTACAGTAGCATCACATGATACACTAGTAATAGCACTGATGGCACTTTCAGCATCAGCCGTGTAGACAAAATAACTTTCGTCTATGTAACCTGTTTCGTAATAATATAAATCTGCCATCTTTTATTCCTTATGCTATTTGAGCAATAAATGAAGTCATTGCGTTAGTACCTGAGTCAGTCATACTAATTGATTGATCAACCCATGTAATTCCTGAATAATTAGTTTCAAATGATCTAATAGTATGAATTCCATCAGCAAATGCTCGGGTTGGAGTAGATGTACTAGAAGGATTAGGACCACTAGCATAACTTGAATGCTGGGCAAAACACAAGAAAAGTCCAGTTGTTGTTGACAATGGTTTTGATTGTGCTGTAGGTACGCTAATACTTGCTTGTTGAGCAAGGCTACTAATAGTAACTGTTGTAATGGCTTTATTTGGTCTATAGATCCAAAGGCGAGATTGTCTACCATTGGCTCCGGCCAAAGTAGTAAGGCTTGTTCCAGACTCACTTCCGTCCATAATTTTATAAAAACTTTGTTGGCGTATTGCTATAGTGCTATTAGTACTAATGTTACCAATTGCTGTCCAACCACTTGGAGCAATTGCCGTTGGTGCCGTTGTACCTGCTGATCCCATTGAAAAGAAGAATACTAAATCACCTGCTTGTATTGTAGGTAT